ATCCAAGCAGCATCTACTTTTAACTCATTCGACAAATTAACTAAGCGTTCACCACTTGGCACAGATCCGCCTGACAACCACAAAGAAATAGTTCCTTTGCTTGCCACTTTTTTATTAATCAGATCAACCTGCTTAATTTTAAGTTCTTTCATGCGCTTATTTATGCGGTCTGCCACGGTCTCGACCATGAGTAGTAAATCCTGTTTGCTGATGTTTGGAATGTTAAACATATTGTTTGACAGAGTCTTAAACTTTATTGTTTAATACATTAAACTTTAATTGATTTAGGTTTAATATTATGAGCATTTATCAATTCACAGTTGATGATCTGCGAGCTCGATATGGCTGTAAATCAGATATCGAATTAGCAAACTTGCTCGGATGGTCCAAAGGAACCATTTCATTATGGCGAAGCAGCGGTATCCCAGTTGGTTATCAACGTTTTTTGAATGTAGAGACACACACAACACCTAGCCGTAAAAAATTACCATTAACTGCTTAAACAAATTATGTATCAGTTATTTAAGCAAAAATACGTTCGAAGGAAGGTCAAATGAACATAACAGATGCAGCGTACAACACAGTTAGAGATTACCCAGGTGGTTCAGCTTCTTTAGCACCACGTATGGGAATCAAAAGTCCAGCTGTATTAAACAGCAAAATCAATCCAAATACTGAAACTCACCATTTGACACTTGCCGAAGCTTCTAAATTGATGGCTTTGACTGGTGACTTCCGTATTTTGCATGCGTTGGCTGCTGAACACGAAAAAGTGGCAATTGACCTTCCTGAAATTCCCGAATGCCGTGACATGGAGCTTACAGACAAAGTTTTATGTGTAGGGATGAAGGGTGGTGATGTGATGAGCATGTTCCGCGAAATTATGGCTGATGGCCGTATTACTTCGAGTGAAGTGCGCGACATGTCAAAGGTAATTCACCAGATGCATATCGTTTTAGCAGAGCTTAATAGACAAATCCAAGCATGTATTGAAACCACTGAAATAGAAAAAGCCTGAGATCTGACCTCAGGCTTTTCCGGTTGTCCATAGACCCGCAAAGGAAGATGAACATGAATATGATGACACAATTTAATCATAATCAAAAGAGCATGTCCAATATTGATTTACTTGAGATTATTAATACGGCGCGACAAAACTTGGGTGAAAAAGCAGTTCGCTTAAATGATTTGAATACTCGAATTGTTGATGAGCTGGAAGGTGACTACTACGAAAATTTCGTAGTGAAAAATCCGAATGGTACTTCATCGCAAGGATTTAACTTAAATTTAGATCAATGCACATTGATTGGCATGCGTGAATCAAAAGCTGTTCGCAAAAATGTTTTAGCTATCTTGAAGGAAAAGCAAAACCGCCAAGTGGTAGATCTCAATAATCCTGAATTTTTACGCCAGGCTTTACTGGGTTATACCGAAAAAGTAATTGAGCTTGAGCAACAGGTTCAAATTTTAGAGCCAAAAGCAAAAGTATTGGATGCGATTGCGGAAACAACAAATACCTATACGATTCGTGAAAGCGTAAAAGCAATTGGCGGGATACTTGAAAAAGATTTAATTCAATTACTCATTGATCGCCGTTGGATCTATCGCGATGAGTCAAAACGTCTTCAACCCTATGCCGATAAAGTTCAAAAAGGCATTTTCGTTAATAAAACCTCACCCGTAATTAAAAATCAGAATGATGGTCAGGAGCGTGTGTTCTTGCAGATGCGCGTCACGGCGTTTGGTTTGACTCGCATTGTAGGCTTGGTTCAAAAAATGAAGCAGGTGACAGCATGAGTCAATGGATACCAAACTCGTTCCAAATGCCGAATGCAATTGTTGACTCAGGACTATTAGCAAAGCTCAAAGGCTCTTCGCTTGCAATGTATATCTTCATTGTGCGTAAAACACGTGGATGGCAAAAAGAGTCCGACTCAATCAGTCTTTCTCAATTTATTGAATTCACCGGGTATGGGAAAGATGCTGTCTTAAGTGGTGCTGACAAGTTGGTTGGACTTGGTTTGATTAAGCGTGTTGAGTATCAAAATCAACCTGCTTTTTACACCTTAAATGACCTACCTGAAAATGTTGCTATAGGGGAGTCGGAAAAACCGACTGCGGAAAAACCGCATGCGGATAAAACGACTGGGGGAGTCGGAAAAACCGACAGCACGCAGTCGGAAAATCCGACCCACAATAACAACTATAAAACTACTAATACAAAAACAAATATTAATAAGGAGAAATCTAAAAAATCTTCTTCTGAAAAACCAACTTCATTTGATGCAAAAGCAATTGAATTACCAGAGAGCATAAATCGTGATCTTTGGATTGGTTTTGTTGATATGCGTAATTCCATTCGTAAACCACTTACTGAAAAAGCAGTTGGTTTGATGATTGATAAATTGATCGGTTTTGGTGAATTAGCAAACCAGTCTTTAGAAAACTCAATCATGTGTAATTACCAAGGTGTATTCCTTCCTAAAGCACAACCTACAGCAAATCAAAATCAACAGCAGCCGCAACGCCGTCGCTTTGGCAGTCAGTCAAATCAAAATGAAATGCGCACAGTGGGAGATCAAAAATAATGAGCAGCATTCAATTATTCGAAAACGCTTTTGCTGTGAACTTCCCAGTTGAAGTGGCTGAGATGGTTTTAAACCGCATTGGTGATGTATACGGCGCTGAATTCAGCAAAAAATATGCTGGTTATTCTGATGAAGAGCTTGTTCAGCTTGCATGTACTGTTCTAAGTGGCCTGACTCACGTTGATATCGCTCGTGGCGTGTTGCGAATGAATTCTGAAGAGTGGTGTCCAAACCTTCCTAAATTTCGCAGTTGGTGTGAGCAGGGTGGTGATTGGTGGACTGCTGATCAGGCTTGGGCAAAAGCAATGATGTTCGAATCAGATCCAACTTCAAAAATCACGACTTTAGCAAAACAGTCACTTGAAGAGGTACGCCACATTCTTAACGTAGAAGGCCAGAAAGCGGCTCATTATGCGTTTAGAGATGTATATGCCGACTATCTACGCCGTGCGAAGGAAAGAGGCCGTGTGCAAGAAATGTGGGTAAAACCAAAATCAGTTAAAGCACTTGGTTTTGATGAGGGCAATCGCAAAGGTGTGCCATGCCCACCAGATCTACTTAAAAAATTAAAAGGTGTAAATGCATTAGGTCGTAGTGGAGATGCAGCATGAACGAAATCTTAGAACAACGTATTTCATCGGTACAAATCGGTAAAAACATTACTCATGCTCAGATTGAAGCTAAACGCAGTTTGCGTGATCAGCTAGATCGCGATTTAGAAGAATTTTTGGCAAAAGGTCGTGAGGTTGAAGTATTGCCGAGAGGATTTTCTCATTTCAAAAATGGAATCATTCCTCAGGGTGCTGCTAATGCCATAAGAAGTGAACAGGATCATATTGATCGTGAAAAAGCGATTGAAGCGAAGAATCAGGAAATTAGAGATTACAAAGCTGCGCTTAAGGAACAACGCCGTTTAGAAGCAAAGCAAAAATTTAAATCACAAACTGATGAGCAGATCCGTGTACTGGGTGAGTTTGTACGCAAGTCGTCAGGTAATAAACAGGATTTTGAAAGACTGGCTGAAATGGCAGGTTATCGGGTACGACATTTACGTGACGCTGCAAAAGGGCATTCAAAGCTGGGTGATGAGAAATGGGCTTTGATTAAAAAACTGATTAAGGCTTTTAAGTTTGAGGTGGCAGCGTGAAATTAACCAAAGCTCAACGTGAGCAACTTAAGAATAAATTTGGTGGGCATTGTGCTTATTGTGGTTGTGATTTGAGTGGCAAATGGCATGCGGATCATATTGAGGCAGTTAAGCGTGATTTGATTCATGTGGGTGGTGGCAAGTTGATTTCAGGCGAAATGACGAGACCACACCTAGACACCATTGAGAATATGAACCCTGCATGCGTCCCATGTAATTCGAATAAGTCCTCAATGTCATTGAAATCGTGGCGCAGCTTGTTAACGCATTACCGTGATGTTCAATTGCTTCGTGACAGCACTCATGCTCGTCATTTGCATCGCTTTGGTTTGATTGAAATCAAGAATGATCCAGTGGTGTTCTTTTTTGAAACATATGATCGAAGCATTCCAGAAGCTATTTTGGAGGCGCAGCGCCATGCATGAATTAAAAGAAAAATACATACAGTTCTGTTGCGATTTTTACAACGAACATGCGCCTGAAGACAAGATTTGATTTGGTCGTATGTTTGATCAATGCCAAGAAGATTATGAGCAGCAAAATAGATGTATGTACCGCTGGCAATTTCCTTTGAAAGTTCTTAAGGACCAACAAACCACCATTAATGACCTTAAAACCCAACTCAACAACATGGAGGCTTGTTATATCGAAAAGAAAAAGCAGGTTGAGGAGCTGAAAGCAAAGCACAAAACGAAGAATGAAAAAATTATGAAATTGGTATCACTATTCACCTCTTTAAGTTCGCAAATTCTTTGTGAAGAACCTGAGTTGTCAGATAAGTTTTACCAGAAATTTGATGAGTTTCATTCTGTCCTAATAAACATTGAGTTGTGAGAGGTGCCAATGACTAAAATCCTCATCGGTATCGATACTGGTGTAAATACAGGCTTCGCCGTGGCATTCGACCATGGGGAAGGCGGTGTGCTTCAAAAGGTGGGAAGTCTCAGTATTACTCAAGCGATGCAAAGTGTTCTTGAATATGAAGATGAGCATGATCTTAAAGACATCATGCTTTATATCGAAGATGCACGACAACGTAAATGGTTTGGCAACATGGATGAGCGTCAAGCAAAAAGCGGTGCTGGAGTGCGAGAGGGGATTGGATCGGTTAAACGTGATGCGCAAATTTGGGAGGACTGGTGCGTTGAACAAGGTCTTAATTTCAAGATGATTCACCCGGCTGCAAATGCAACAAAAATGAAAGCACCAGAATTTACACGTAAGACTGGTTGGACTGGTCGCACGAATGAGCATGCACGTGATGCAGCTATGTTGGTATTTAAAAGATATTGGAAGGCTTGAGAAAGGAAATAGGATGAATTCAGCATTAGAAATTAAAAGCACAGTACGTATGATGCAAAATGAATTGGCACAATGGGGTAAATGGGCTCGTAGCGCTGAAAGAAATCCAAGTGAATTGATATGCAAGTCACCGTCGTTAGGTTTGATGCGCTTAAAAGAAGGGGAGAAAAGCTACGGCGTTAAGGTGATGCTTGATGATGATGCGCTTGTAGCTATTGATCATTTGGTTATGCAATTGAAGTTGTCGCGGCCTGATCTGTATCAGTGGATTGAGTTTCATTATTTAAAGGGGTATCCAGTGGCGGTACTTGCGCAAAAAACCGCCGTGGCACGCTATAAAATTGATGGGTATTTGTTGGCGGCTGAAACATGGCTTGATTGTCGCCTAAGTGATTTAATTTCAGTGATTAATTAACTTGCATTGTATACAGCAACATGGCATATTTCTGTTATTGTCGCTGTAGTTGCATTGATTCGACGACATAGAAATTAAAGCTCATCATTGGATGGGCTTTTTTGCATTTGGTGCTACAGTACTTCAGTTGATTATTGCTAGGCAGTTAAATTGAATATTTGTATCGGTGGTGATTTGGATGGTCAAACTTTTGACTTCGATAAAGGTCACTTCAAAGCCAAAGATGTTGAAGAGGGCAAAACCTCGGAATACCGTAGACAACCCTATACCATTGGTGATGATTCGTACCGCTTTTGGATCGCAAGTGATTTGAAGTTATGGGAAGCTACGGATCAGGTGGAATTAATACTGCGAAAGCCAAAGAATTGAATTTAAGAGCTCATCGAAAGGTGGGCTTTTTTTGTATTTGTGATATAAAAAATCTCCAAGAAATTTGAGATTAAAAATGAATACCGATAAGACGCAAGAAGAAGTTATAAAAGAAAATCTAGTTAACAGTATTAGCTTAATAAAAGATTTGAGTAGAAATCTAAATTTAAAAGATAGCTATTTAGAATATGCGATTGAGCAATTTGGAAAGCCTGAGGCTGAGATGAGTATTGCAGAATTAGCATTACTGAATGAAATGTTGATTGGCGCTTGTCTAAAACAAATAGCTTAAGTTGGGTTTTGAGAAAGCCACCTTCGGGTGGTTTTTTATTGTCAGGAGAAAAGTGATGCTTCGATTCTTAATGTGTTTACTTGGTTTGCATGGCGTATCCGAAGTTGAATACCCGATTCAAAATAAAGAAACCAAGCTGTGTCGCAATTGCTTGAAAGAAACTTAAAGCAAGCATAAAAAACCTTTAAAAACATGGGTATGCAAGCATTTTTATTTTAAACCTATGTGTTATAGTTTATTTTTAATATACATAAGCAGTATAAAACATGAAATATATACACATTATAGCAAGGGTTTTTTCTAATGAGGATTGGGCGGATGAATTTTTAAATAAAGGCAAACTTTATTGTAATACTTTGAATTATTTTAGAACGCATCATGATGAGTATGATAATAATATTAAAGACCCATATGAAGGTTTGTGTATGCGCATCTCTCCAGATGATGGGGTTGAGATTAAGCTTAATGGATCCAAACTAGATGATGTTCAAGAGTTATTGTTACATTCAAATACTAGCCTGAATAAAAATATTTTTTGCCTTTATGCCCCCAATTCACCTATTGATGAACAAGGGGTGATGGAAAAATTTGAAGATTTAATAAAGATAACAGATGATGCCAAAAAACTTGGTGATTACTTAATTGTCATAAAAGATGCAAAAGCTTTTAATTCCAGATTGGTAGCTAAGGCAAAGGAAATGGGGTTGGGAGTAAAGATGCGACTCTTGGATTACAGGGATTTTAGTGGCTCAATTATTATAGATGAGCAAGATGTGGGTTTTGTAAAGCCTAATCAATACTCTCATCAAAAAGAATGCAGAATTATGATTGACAATGGCTGCGATGTAGATGAGCCATTTGAAGTTGAAATTGGGTCAATTGCAGATATAGCCTTTAAGATTAATATTAATGACTTTAATGATGGTATTAAAGTCATTCATGAGTCAGATGCGAGTAAATATCTAAATAGTTAGTCGAACATATTTCGGCACATAAAAGCCCCTTGCATCCTAGATGTTGAGGGGTTTTTCTTTTCTTATTGGTGGTGAATATGCGAATGGGTCGAGTAGTTGTTGCAATGATGGGTATGGGTGCAATTTTTGCTGAGCCATTACGTTCAAGTAGTAGTGATTGGGAATCAATCCTATGGCGTGAGCCTCAAGCAAGTAAATCTAAACCAAATAAATTAAGCCAAAAGAAACGCCGTTTAAATGCACGTCGTCTTGGTAAAAATAAATAGGCGGTTACTGTGGAAGCGAAAAATTTAAAGGTTGGTCAGCAAGTCAAATTTAATAATGATCGTTTGTGGTTTACCGTTCAGGCAAGAAATGAGCGCTTCATTGTTTGTAATGCAGAAACCAAAGCAGATACATATCACACCATTATTGATTTAGATCAGGGCGTTCGTGGTGATGACAACTTAGTTTTTCATCAAGGCTACGATGACCGTGAGCATTGTGAAGCGCGATTGAAAGATTTCATTAGTGGCGAGATTGAGATATCTCATCGTAACCGGGTGCCATTGGTCATTGTGGACACCAAGAACAACTAATCTTAAAGGTGTCTCATGGATGTAGTCGACGCACAAAGAACTCTAAATGCTTTGCACGATGAGTTAGAAAAATATCAAAACCTTAACCGGGCCTTCATGAATAGCAAACAAATGATCGCTGTCGATGAAGTGATGGCCAGTATTCGTACACGCATGAAGAACATTCAATCTAATTTGAATCAAGGATAGCGCTGTGAATGCAGATGATCAGGAAAGGCTCAATGCATTTAAGCGTGACCTATATCGAGATATAGCCAATCGCAAGCGATTGTTTGAGGCTGAGACCGGCTTAGCGATTAAAGATATTGACCTGGGCTTTGTGGATATATCAACCGTGGACCGTCCAGTTGATTATCTTCTTAATGAAATCATAGTGACTGTGAGTGATCCAGATGAATGTATTGAAGCTAGTCAATAAAATAGGCTTAGAGAAAATTAAAGATATCGTTGCCAATGCTCACGATGAAGCTGTTTATTACGTTGATGAGTGGACTGATAGCTTTGGTGGTATCCATGGTTACTGCACAGATAAGTTCTTTGTTGGGCATAATGATCCGCACACTCATTACCGATTGAGCAACCTTAAAGAGTTCATTAAGCAACAAGAGCAAACGTCATGACATGTGCATCATGCCAACAGCGCCGTGAATGGATGAAGAAACAATATGAACGATCAAAAGAAAGAATGCGGTTGTGTATCGAACGACTTACTAATCCAACTGATCGAACAGAACAATCAGCTAATAAATCAAAACAATCAACTGATTCAGATCAATAACGAACAGAATGCTCAGATCAATGAGCTATTGATGCAGTTAGATGGCGCTGATGAAGATAAACCTACGTCTGGTTATTTGGATGATGGACTATGAGTAGACCGTGCCGTGAGTTTGGTTGTCGTAACACGGTCAAATCACGAAACCAACAAGGCTATTGTGATGATCATGCGAACAACCGAAGCAACTGGAATAAAAGACAGGATCGTACCGGCTCAACTACTGAGCGTGGATATGGCCATACATGGCGTAAGTTGCGTGAACGCATATTGAAGCGTGATAACTATCTATGCGTTAAGTGTGCGGCTATTGGACGCACAGCAGCAGCTACCGATGTCGATCACATCAAAGCTAAGGCACACGGCGGTACAGATGATTCAGACAATCTACAGGCGTTATGTTCGCCGTGCCATAGAGAAAAAACAGCCACAGAAGGTAGGGGGTAGGTCAAAAGTTCACAGCTTTGGCCTAAATGACCGCCCCCTTAATCACATTTTTACGTGAGCGAAATTAAAAATTCAGGGTGTTGACATGGGCGGTGTAAATACGGTAGCGGGAGCAGGGCGAAAACCCAAAGTAAAAGTCACTGGTGATACTGACTTTGAAAATGTCTACGACATCGATGTGCCTGTCTACATGGAAAGAATGGAATATGCTTCATCAATGTGGCGCACGATTGTTAAGGAATTGCTTTCAAGAAAGATCCTAAAAGTTACTGATTTGCATAACATCGAAATGTTTTGTATTGCCTACAACAATATGCGGCAAGCCCAGCTGGAAGTGGCTTTGAATGGGGTCACAATCGAAACTGCAATGGGCCGATCTAAAAATCCAGCCATAACAGTTGTGAATGAAGCATCAAAACAGATGGCTCAATTTGGTTCAATGTTGGGGCTTGATCCTGCATCTCGAGCACGACTAAATCCGGGTGGTGGTAAGAAGAAAAGTAATTCATTTGCAGAGGTGTTGAATATGTAGCGAGGTCACTGAATGACAGCTTTCCCGAATGTGGACATTGCAAATAAATGGGCTAAGCAGGTCGTTTCAAATAAAATCCCTGCATGTAAATGGGTGAAATTGGTTTGTGAAAGGCACTTAAACGATTTAAAGAATCAAAAAAAGAAAGAATTTTTATATAAATTTGACCCAAAATTAGCTGAAAAGAAGATCGCATTCATAGAACTTTTGCCTCATACAAAGGGCGAATGGGCAATGAAGCGAATGAAAATTTCGCTTGAGCCTTGGCAAAAATTTGGAATTGCATGCACATTTGGTTGGGTGCGTAAAAAAGACAATTATCGTCGTTTTCGTGAAAGCTATTGGGAGGTGCCACGCAAAAATGGCAAGTCTGCAATTGCAGCTGGTGTTGCGCTTAACATGTTTGCCAATGATGGCGAATTTGGTTCAGAGGTTTATGCAGGTGCGACCACTGAGAAACAAGCCTGGGAAGTTTTTAAGCCGGCCAAATTGATGGCTTCACGATCACCTGAGTTTATTGAAGCTGCCGGCATTCTTATTAATGCGGGTAGTCTGGAAATACCGGAAGACGGTTCTTTGTTTGAACCGATCATTGGTGATCCGCCAGATGGTCAGTCACCACATTGTGCTGTAGTCGATGAATATCATGAGCATGCCACCTCTGCACTGTATGACACCATGCAAACAGGTATGGGTGCACGCCGTCAGCCTTTAATTTTTACGATTACAACTGCCGGCTTTAATATTGAGGGTCCATGTTATGACCTTCGTGTGCGTGTTCAGGAAATGCTACTGGGGACGGTTCCGGATGATGAGCTATTTGGTTTTATCTGGACCATTGATGAAGGTGATGATTGGACTGATCCAAAGGTACTAGCCAAAGCAAACCCGAATTACAACGTATCTGTCTATGCAGATTACTTGGAATCACAACAAAAACGCGCGATTCAAAATGCAAGCAAACAAAATACCTTTAAGACAAAGCATTTAAATGTATGGGTATCTGCTAAATCCGCTTTCTTTAATATGGAAAAGTGGAATAATTGCAAAGACACCACGTTAAATATCGATGATTTTAATAATGATCCATGCATGATTTGTGTGGATTTATCCTCAAAAATTGATATTGCAGCACGCATTAATCTTTTTTATCGAATCATTAAGGGAAAAATTCATTACTACAGCATCGCACCGAAATTCTATCTACCGTATGACACGGTTTATAACGGTGATGAAAAGCAAGTAACTGAGCGATACCAGAAATGGTTGAATCAGCAATTTCTTACTGTATGTGATGGGTATGAAAATGATTTGAATGAAATTGCGGATGACATTATTAACGATGCTGAATCAATGACGGTGCAGGAAGTTCCTTATGATGAATGGGGTGGCTTTCAAATTGCGAGAACCATTGATGATGCCGGGTATGAATCAATCAAGATCCCTAAAATCACTAAAACTTTCTCACCAGCCATGAAGGAACTTGAGGCAGCAATTGCAGCGGGACGTTTTCATCACGACGGTAATCCAATTTTATCCTGGATGGTTGGTAACGTGGTTTCTAAAAAGGGTGCAAATGATACGGATTTCCCTCACAAGGAAAAACCATTTAAGAAAATTGACGGAGCGGTAGCGGCACTTATGGGCATTAGCCGAATAATGCTGGTTGCTGGAGAGCCGACAGGCGATGATTTTTATGACGATCCAATTATGGTAGGTGTTTAATGAGTACAAAGAAGCCAGGTCGGTTTGCTCAAGCAGCGTTGCGCTTCCTTGGGCTTGATGGGCATTTAGGTTATGAAACTGAGTTACTCCGGAACATGTTGGCCACAGCAAGTGGCAAACATGTGACAGTCGATTCGGCGCTTCAATTAAGCGCCGTTTTTTCGTGTGTAAGTTTGATTTCTGAAACTGTATCAACTTTGCCACTTAAGATTTATCAGCGTAAAGCTGATGGCAGTCGAGATGTGGCAGTAATGCATCCTCTCTACAATGTTTTGTGTAGATCACCAAATTATGAAATGACTCCAAGTCGATTCATGCTGATGATTGTTGCGAGTATTTGCCTATGGGGTAACTCATACGTTGAAATTATTCGAACCGCGTCAGGAAGGGTTATTTCTTTAAATCCTTTATTGCCACAAAACATGGTGATTACTCGAGACAAGGTAACCAAGTTTTTAAAATACAGTTATACCGAAAGCGGCCAAAAGCGTGAAATATCTGAAAAAAATATGATGCATATTCGCGGCTTTGGTATCGATGGCGTAATGGGTTTATTTAAAGTCCAGAAAGCACGCGAAACTATTGGTGCTGCACAGGCTGCAGAAGAAGCAGCTGCTAAGTTTTTTGAAAATGGATTGCAGACATCAGGTTTGCTTTCTGCTGAAGGTAAATTAACACCAGATCAACGTGAAGCTATACGAATCAACATGGGCAAGTTCATGGGTTCTAAAAACTCAGGGAAATTGTTGGTGCTAGAGAATGGCATGCAATACCACGGCATCACCATGAATCCTGAAGCTGCTCAAATGCTAGAAACGCGAACATTCGAAATTGAGGAAATTTGTCGCTGGTTCCGAGTGCCGCCTTTTATGGTCGGTCATTTAAATAAACAAAGTTCATGGGCCTCGAGTACTGAGGGTATGAATATGCAATTTTTAACCAATACATTGCGTCCGATGCTGGT